CGTCAACTGCATACAGCGTCCCGCCTTTACGAATACAGATAACGGCAGACATTGGATCAAGGTTAAAATCCATACCTATGTGGAGTGTACCATTATCATCAGGATAATCAATGACAGATAGCTCTCTATTGAAGCCGTAATAGATCAATCCGCTATAGGTTACAAACTCAGCGCAGTATTCCTGATTAAATGTTCTCTCATCTAGATCGGCTTTAGCAGCCTCTATCTCTTCCTCTGGGACGTTGCCGCCCTGAATAGTTGTGTACTGGAACGACTCCCAATCTGTAGCACCGTTTACACCTGAAGCCCATAGGTCGTAGAAGTGGTTACGGCCTTTAGGCGTACCAATAAACAGAGCTGAACCCTGCCTATCAGATAGTGATGGCCTTATTACCTCAAACCAAGTCTCTGGGCGCATATCTGCGAACTCGTCCAGCACAACATGATCAAGTGCCCTACCTCGAAGGTTGTTAGGCTTCTCTGCCCCCTTCAAGGCAATAACTGAGCCGTTGATAAGCCTAATCGTAAGGGAAGTCTCGTTTGTCTTTTGTATGTACTCAGCCGGAAGCTCAGAGATAAGCATGTTCCAGCAAATCTCCTTAGCAGCACCGTATGTAGGGGCTATATACCATACGTTCCGGTTGGGGCCACCAATAGCCGCCCTGATTAAAGAGCCAACAGCAAGGAACGTCTTTCCGAATCGTCTGCCAGCAACGCAAGCAACAAAACGCGAGACGCTTAAAAATATTCTACTTTGCGGTAGCGTTAACTGCATCAGGGTGAACCGTTATATTGATAGGGGGTATCTCTTTTACCGGCTCAACATGCTGGTCTCCCCAGCTTTCTCGATCTCTGTTCTTTAGGTAGAAAATGATGCAGGTATTGTCTCCGTCTATAGCTTTCTCAAACAGCTTATTAGCAACCTGATTTATTCCCTCAGCCCTTCCCTTTTTTATAGCATCAGCAAACTCAGGAAACTCATTCTGACGCTCGTACAGGGTCGTATGGCTTATACCTAAGCAATGAGCTATCTGAGAAACCGTTAAGCCCTTAGAAGCCATTTCCTGAGCCTTACGGCATGTTAGCTCGTCAGGTATCCACTTCGGACGGCCTAAACTCATATTTCCGTTCCGAATTTTTCGCCAGATACAATGTCCTCTAATGCTTGCCTTCTAGCCTCAAGGTGTTGATCGTCTATTCTTTCACATTCTTCTACAGCGTTTTCTACGTCAGATGCCCAGTCATCTAGCGCGGCCTTCATCTGGCTAAGCGATGCGCCTTCAACTAATACAGAGTGCATAATATTGTCCCATTGGTCTAGTAGGGGCTCTAGACTATATATCAAACAGTTCTCAATATATGCTGATAAATGGTTTTTATACATATAAAACTCCCGCAGAGTTCATTAATTTGATCTATTGTAAACCAAATTGCAAACTAATCAAACGTCCTGATGCGCGATTGCTGCTAAAGCTATGCCAGTAAATACAAGCATATAGATAATCATTGCGGCCTCCTATTGGTTGGTGAGGCGGCATATTAATGATGGCTGGATACTAAATCTAATGACTTTGAGTAATATCTGGAATGCAAAAAAAAGCCCCGCATAAGCAGGGCAAAAAGATGGTGGAATAACGGTACACCATCTCGGCTAGTTCTTTAGGTAGCCCGTTTCATGCTCCGTAAGTGGGCTAGTCTCCGTCAAAAGGTCAAAGAACCTTGGCATGGGGGGAGGGGTAAATCAAATTGTAGCTGGGAAGCTGAAAAAAGCCAAAAGAAATATCATCGCTACCATTACAGCCTGTCCATTACTTATTTTAACTGGCTTCTTATACCAAGCCCTAGAATCACCGCTTGCTTGCTTTATCGCATCGTCTGCGAAGTCGTTAGCTTCTTTAATCTTTCTTTTTATTTCGCTTTTCATTTCTTGCCGCCTCTATTTTTCGCTTGTTTTCTTTGTACTCGTCTTGCTTGTCATTGACTATAAGCCAAGCTCCCCAGAGTAAGAACAATGTGATGCCTGTAAAAGCCCCTAGAATAAATGTCGATATTTCCATCAGTGTAACCCCGCTTCTAATCTTTCGCAGTTTACAATGCTTGCGTAAGCAGAAGAAACTGCATCGCTTATTGTCTGCTCCATGTAATCGTGTATTCGGCCTTTCAACTCATCTAGAAGGTCAGCACTATCCAGAATAGACTCAAAGTCACCCATAGCCTCAGACCAGTAAGCGTCACCATCAACATCGCTTGCCCTTCTTTCTGCCGCATCTTCAAAGAACGCTTTAACTACGCCACTAGAAGAATCCAAATGATATAAAACATGCATACCAAAAAGGTATCGGTCGCTAATCGTATGAGGGAATATGTCATCAAGCCAGCTTTGCTTCCAGCACAACCATATAAAAATCAGGTGATCTTTCGTTTCGTCATTAAGCGACTGAAAATCCCCATCCCAAGAAATTTGTTCGTCTCTTACTTCAAAAACAGAGTGCAAAAATAAATTTTTGTTCATTAGAATATCCCCCTTTCGATGCAGTCCAGATAAATCATTTCCCCTGTAATCGCTACTATGATAATTAAGGCCATGGCTAGCACAAACTCTTTCCTAGCAATGGCGATTTCTTGCCTTTTTTCTTTTGCCTGATTGATGCTTTTTAAACAACACTGATTGATTTTCATACTATTCCCCTTTGGTTGATTGCCCCCGTAGGGGCGTTTAATTTACCTGATCAAGCTGCCATGTAATTTTTTCAGCTTGTTGTATCTGGAATAAAACATCTTTCCCCCTGTTACTGTAGATGGCTGCTGTTCCCAGTGCCCCTCAAGGTAATCAATGCAAGCGCGATTATGCAGATCGTCAGCAAATACTGCCAATACATCTGAATCAACTAATGTTGATGGCTTTACTTTTTTTGCCGATACCGCATTAACAAAATCAATGTATCTACCTCTTAAATTATTAACATCTTCAAGGTTATCGGCGCATTCAACAAAGCTATCTAGCTCGCCTAACGCATAGTCATTGAGTTTAAACATGATTCCAAATTTGACTTGATTCATTTTACTGCCCCTTTGTTTTTTGAATGTAGGTGTATTAAATACCATTTATCCCACAAAGTAAACCCTTTTGTATATAATATTATGGAATAAAAACAACCTGCTTATAACTTTTTCGTATATAGAACGAAAATTAAATCTCGCCTATGCGCCACTCCTGCTCTTTGATCTGTTCCTTTAGGTCTCTGGCGAACTGTATTACCTCTTCTCGATTGAACTTGGGCGAAGGTCTCCATGCCAATCTCTGCATGGCTCTGATGCGTCTGGCTCCGTAGGTATCTTCCATATAAATACGATAGGCTTCTTGAATCTTGGTAGTTTTCATGCCGTACAGGTTACAGCTAGGGCATTGGGGGTGGATGTTCTCCTCATATAGTTTGAAGCGAATATGCCTTCTGCCGTAGAAGTGACCGCCCTGCATGGCCTTGTAGTGATCTACCTTTCCGCAAGTAACGCACTGGCAGTACCCGTTATCGTCGCTCGCCTTTAGCCTTACAAGACGCTGTAGGAGCTTTGCCGCTTTATCAACTTCCTGAGCGACTGTAGACTTCACCCTCTTTGCCATTGATCTCCTCCCTAATTAGAAAGTCACAATACTCTTTAATTTTACGCAAATCTTCTACTCCGCCCTTGTCTTTCCAGCGAGTGATGTATTTAACAACATTGCCTTCACAAAACGGAAGTTTGTTTGCCATAATATATTCTATCGGCTGGATTGCCTTATCTTTGTAGTGGTTTCCACCGACTTGGTGTTCTAATACATTCATTCTTAGTCCTCTTCTGTTTCGCGCATTTCAACCGTACAAGGATTGCCAAGGTTGCAATAAGGGCAGATGCCATAAGCATTGTCATCGTCGCCAACCCAATACTCAAGACCGTTACCGCAATCACAGAAGTATCTAGTAGCAGTGACACCATTTTTCGGGAAGTTAATAACATCACCCATTGCCCGTAACCTTTATTTTAACCCTAGAATCCTCTCCATTTTCTTTATGGTAGACGATTGCGGTCATAGATCGTTCTGCGCCATACCCTGAATCACTATGCCATTGATCTGTAGCGGTCAAGCTACCCCAATGTTCGAAGTGCATAGAACCAACTTCCCTTGCTGTATGGTGGTGGATATGCCCTAAGTGACAGTATCTGTTTTTGCTCTGCGCCCATTGGTCGTCTAGGTTTTTTATGACTACCTGTAGAATCTGCTCATGCTTGATCCTGTCGCCATGGTGAAAAACGAATAGGTTGTTATGCCACTGATAGCTGATAAATTTTGAGTAATTTTTAAGCACGTCTACTCTAGGCTCTTTGCTGTATAAAAGCTCTAGGCAGCTAGATAAGTGACAGGCCATGTCGTAGTCGTGATTACCTCTTACATTAATAACAACGACGTTCTTGTGGGTCTCCAGCATCTTGTCTATCAGAACCTGAAAAAGCCTTCCAGCCAGCTTAAAGGTCTTTCCGATCCTTGTGTCAACGTCTACTGGGGTGCCCTTTGTGGTTGTATTCGAGCTAGAATCAGCATGGAAAAAATCGCCTACATTTACAAGCACTCCAGTTTCAGCATTACCAACCCGACCAGCAAGCCTTGATGTAGCATCCACCAAAACCTTAGTTGCTATTTTAACGTCCCAGTCATCATCATCTACTTTCGACTCGCTGTCTGCCAGCATTCCAAAGTGGTGATCGCCAATCAGGTACATGGCTAAATGGTCTTTGTTTATGGTTTCTGGTGGCTTTGTTTTATCTTTAAACCCGCTTAAATCGTCCTGCAAGCCCTCCAGCATAGCGTCTAAACGCTGTTTCATGCTTTGCTTCTGCGGCTCCTGAATGTGCCACTGAAGAGCTACAGTTCCATCTTCTTTGTATGCGGTAGAGACTCGCTTGGTTTCAAACCCTGCCGCTGTTTGGTGGGTCAGGTCTCGATGCGGTGCTACGCCCTGCCTTGCGGCTACCTTTTCGAGATTGATAATAATCTTATCTATCGTTTGTCTTGCACAGCCTAAGATTTTAGCCGCCTTGGAATGCGACCCATGCTCTCTAACTGCTTTTAGAACTTCTCTTTGCCTATCTGTACTGGCAAACTGCATTAACGTCTCGCAAGTAATACGCCCCATGATTAACTCTCCTGTTGGTTTAACAGCCTCTGATACTCGCTATCTGCTGGAACCTTTAGCATACAGCCATTATCTCTTGCCCAATGATACACCTTATCCATAAAGTGTACCATTTCGCCCTTAGTAAGAGAGCTAGTAGACTTAACCTGATCTTTTATAACAGTTTTACCTACCTTGATGTCTTGCACGCCAAGAAAGCGATGCTTCATCATTAGCTTTATATTTTCAGGCGTTGCCGTCTGCACCTTCTCTATGAAATGCTCTGACATATCTCGGCACCAAACATGAAACAGCGCGTTTTGGCTAAGTGATCTTGAGCTTTCATAGAGATCATTTGAATAGGGATTAAATGTTACCGCCAGCGGTTTAGTGTAATCCCATTCCTCTATTCTTCTTATGACCGATTGCACCTGACCAGAGTTGGTATAGTGATCAACCTTTATAAAATCGCCCTGAGTCATAATGGCACCTTGAGCCACTTAGCCATCAAGCGTTCGTTTTTAGATTCCAGCCTTGACGCAGTCAACCGATGCTCTCGATGCTCTTTGCTGTTGTAGTTGTGGCCTTCCTTAAACTTGAAACCTCTATATGATTTAAGATGGTCTGGCGTGCAGAACTGCTCATGCTGTAACCTGCTTTTTATTGTGTCTCTGCTAACAGGTCTGCCGCCATCAACGCCAGTCCCTTTGCTGTACTCAGCATAGCTATAGCACTTACCATCTTCAAACATTGGGTGCTCGCCCTTAAACTCTACATATCTTTTTACGTTGCTTTTTCTCATTACTTACCCCTCGTAACAATGGTTATATTTTTTAAGGAAATACTGCCTAGCAGCATCTTTTTCGATAATGTCATCTACCCATGTGATATCGGTTAGCTGATCCAGAAGAGACATCGAGCGCAGACTTGTTTCTTTCTTGCTGGCCATTGGAGAACTGCCGCCCCTGTCCTGACATCTTGTAAGCCAAGAATTAACAAATCTTTTTATACCTGATTTAGTCTTTCTTTTAGTAGGGTTAGCATCACACCAAGACTCCATCGCTCTAAGCTCTTGGTGTACGTCTACAGAAGGGAAGGCTCTTTGCCATGCTATTACGTCTGCCTCTTCTGGCTGC